CTTCTTTGGCTCTTTGTTTAGCTACAAATTCAGAGAACAACATACCCTTAGCAGCCTGCATTTCATTCATCTGTAGTTCGAGTTTATCTTGTTCATCTCTACTTACATATGCAAGCTCTTTAGATATATCTGATCCAGTAGTAGTGGTTTCCATATCAACCACATCATCTACTGCTTCCTCTGTCTTAATACCAAACTTCTGTATACCAAAGTTCTCTCTTAGGTCTTTACCTTCATACCATACATACATAGCCATCAGATATGAAAATATCTGGTCATCATGGGTTAAATCAGAATGCTCCACTTTGCCACTCTTCTTAACTTCAAGGCCAGTAAGTTCTTTATATATGGTAGGAGATATAAACTTATCTTTATGATGATTCATACGTTCGCGAAGAAGTTCTATGAGATTCTCACGTACGTCTTTAGTAGACTGAATACCGTAAACCTTCGTTTTTCTTTGTTTACGTACTACTACACCATTTTCAACAGATTCTTCTATAACTTTATCTTTTATCTCATAATAGAGATTTCTCTTGATTTTTGTCTCTTTAAGTTTGCCTATAATAGATAAACCGAAACCGCTTTGTAATTTATCTATGATCGCAACTCATAGACCCTATAATACTATAGGCACTCCCCATTGCAGGAAGTGGCAGATCATTTGTCCACCCAAATAGTTTTGGGGCAGTATTTTTCTTCCCTCATTGGCTTAGGGTTCTACTCTCTCGTCAAGAGATGATCGTTGAACGTCTATCTTTATCTAGAAAGATATTTCGCTGCTAAACAGAGGAATCCTTACACTTTTTAAACTATCACGCTTATCTTCACAGATTACGTTGTAGTGGCAAGGCTCTAACCTCACTTCAAAGCAATTAACACTGGGAAATGCATAAATTACTCTATGCACTGAGCTTTCTTTTTACTCCATTTCTTTCGATGTTTACTATTGCATTAGGCATCATATTGAGAACAATATATTCTATTACTCTGGCCATCTCTATCAAAGAGATGGTATTAGATCTTAATTCTGCAAATACTCTAGTTGTCTTAGAATCAACGAAAGTTAAGCAAGAAGAGTCTTTAGAGACACCACCAGAAGGGTCAACACCTATGATTGGTGGGTATTTAGGAACTAGATTACTTAGGAGAGGAATCTCCTCAAATATATCTAATTGATATTTGCCAAATATAAGGAAAGTCTTCTTTGGTTTCTTACAGAACTTTCTTACAATATCGAGTTCTTCTTTAGTGAATGGGTTATTCTCTGCCTCATCAGACCACTCAAGAAGAAACTCACGTCTAATAAGAGGCCATTCCCAATCCTGTTTCTTGCATTGTTCATAAAACCACTCTTCAGAATATCCTAACTCTTGATAGGTAAACTGAATATGAACAAATGTAGATAGTTTGTTGCTATCAATAAGTTCTATGATCTGTTGATAGGTTAAATCATACCAACCCTCATTGAACTTAGTGGCATTATTGATGATTCTATAAGCATACTTACCTTCTTCTGTGGTAAGGAATCCTGGTGTTGTTGTGTATAGAATACCATATGGAACACCATTTCGTTTAGCTATCTCAATAGCCTTACTCATAGCAGGAGACATGTTACCATAGATTATCTTCATGAATGGAACGAATGCAAACTCATCGACCCATAGTAATGGGAAAGTCTGACCACGTAGAAGATTGGCTGCGGATACATCATTTCTTGCTTTAGCATAGGTTCTTAGTTTGTTATGATTGACAGCGTGTTCCATATAGACTGCTGTATTAGGTACTTTAACCTTCTTACCATTCACTTGAGAGAATACAGCATCAAATCTAAGATAAACAGGAAGTAGATCTCTTATAGATCTTATACGACTAAGGTTATCCTTAGAGTCTTTGAATTCCTTGTTTAACAGAGATATCTGAGAATTTTGTGTACGGAAATTATAAACGTACACATAGAAACAAGCTGCTGCAATTGTTTTACCAGTCTGACGAGGCATTAGTAGAATTGTATTTATATTCATTATGGCAAGATAAAGAAATGCCATATTTCCTCTGTTTAGTAAGAATGGAGATGGGGGTCCTGAAGATGGAATTCGTACTACTTCTCTTAAGTAGTACCAAAAATTATTTCTAACCTCTTTTAGCACTTTCATTTTATAATTGAGTGAGAGATTAGGATCATGAGGATCTATACCAGCTAGGTCTGGATCTAGTAGTGTGAGCATAAATCGATTATTCTTAACACCGATAGCCTTTAAGTAGTTGCTCATCTCTATGAATGATTTGTTAGAAGTGGATCTTTGGTAATAACGAGTTATACCAGTCATCTCATTCTGAGCGGTATCCATGTTCATATTAAGAGAACCACCAGCATTTAGTCCTGCTCTTTGATTGGCTAATAACGGCATTACGTTGCTCATATAATCTCACCCCTTTACTATTTTTTACCCGAATGTCTTGGATTTCCTAATATGACCAGGAATTATATACAATATAAATGAAACAAATATTAAGGAGGAGTTCTTTATGAACAAAGAGGAAGTAGAAGAGTTTGCAACAAAGTGCTACAATTTTTTCAACGGATGGATCAATCCAACAGTAAAATCTCAAGAGTTGAAGTTTGGTCTCCCAAAGTATAATCACAATATTGAACATGTATTGGCCACTACAATGGTTAGTACAATCTTTATGGAACCGAACAGGATGGTTATGGAGTTTGACTTCAGAGGATATAAAAAAGAGAGTGATATGAAATATCTTATTGCTCATATCATCGCTCATGAACTCTCTCATGTAGGGCAAAAGATTGATTCTCTCTTGACCGTGGCAGATGATGGAGATAAAAAATTTTATGGGTATCGCAAATTCATTGAGAACTCAAATGATTACAACACATTTAAGTTCATGAAAGACAACTGGGATATGATCACAGAAGAACTTGGAGATCTTGGAGGAGAAGATAAACTCAATACTATCAAAGAGAAGATGCATAACATTGCTTCTATCTATAGTGGAAATTCTGATTCTGCTAAAGATATGAGCAAATTATATGAGATGGAAGAAAATGAAGGAGAGAAAGTAGCGTCCTCATTAGCTGTTTGGACTAGGCAGAATCTTTGGTCTATTGTATTTGCAAATGGGACTAAAGAAGGATATGTAATTATCCATGGATATGATGGAACAGATTATCCTAAAAAGTTCTTGGAGAAATGCAAGATCTACAATCCAGAAGATATGCTTCTTTATATCGCCAATGTGGATCAGCTTGTGTCTCCATTCTCTAGCTGCTTTAGTGTGGATAAAAATGAAAACGATGAAAACATCTTAAATATTCATATTTACCCACTCAGGAAGGAGTCTTTGTAATGGCAAAGAAGAAAAAGAAGCAACAAGAAGAAGAACAAATCGTAGAAGAAAAACCCTCAAGAGCTCCTATCATAGCAGTTGAAGGTCCTGATGGAGCAGGAAAATCAAATCTCTGTAATGATATTGCAAAATATTATGCAGAGAGTAAATATTGGAATGGCTTAAATAACAATGCTACTCCCAAAATTGTCCATGTTCCATCAGATGAATTTGATGATGTTATCAATGTGAAAGAGACTATTGAAAGATTAGATCTCAGATCGTCTCATCAGATCCAATCTGTTATGATCCAGAATATCAAAGATACTTACAATAGGATTGCCTATTTCCGTAAATTTAATCCTATGATTCCTATCATCTTAGATAGATGGATCATTTCTAATATCGTATATTCCTACGTAGAAAATAATGACCTTCTGTTTGATATGAAAGAAAGAATCCATGGATTAAACTGTAAGAAGAAACAATTTGATACCCTAGATATCAAGGACATTTATGGGTTATTTTACTATCTTCCCAAGACTCTTATTCCAGATTTGGTCATAAATATACATCCTACTGATAAGCTTCTTGAAATCAGATCTAAATTCAGAAAAGAAAATGAAGAATGTAGAGAAAATGATACAGATCTTGATAAGCTCTGCTTTGTATCTGATGTATATCTTAACATCTTCAATCAGTTAGCAGAGAGAAGAGGTTGTAGAAAATATATCATCCCTGATACATTTTTCACAAATAAGAATCCTGAATGGTGGGAAACTGAGAAATCTGGAGACAGTGCAAAGAATACTATTTTCACTACCATTGTGACTTCTACAAAAAAGAAGAGTCTAAGTAAAGAAGATAATGATAAACTCTGCAAAGAGACATTCAAAGAAGCAAAGAAATATTTAAAGAAAATAGAAGAATAAAAACTATTGATTTACAGAGCGCTATTATGCGCTCTGTAAATTTCTTTTTTTTAGATTAGATGCTATAGATGTGAAGAAGCAAACAAAAACGTCTTGAAAGGGCTGATCAATATGTTTAATATGTTTGAGTACAAATCTAAGGCTATTTTCACTCTTTGTGGTATCTTTGATTCTGAGTTCTCGGCCGCTGCAGGAACGTGCACCATCATGGCAGATTCCCTCGAAGCGGAAGAATGTGCAGTGGTGATCCATGGTATGAACGATGGAAGCGTCGTTGTCGGAGGCAAAATGTTCCCTGAACTCATCGATTGGAAAGAAATCCCTTCCCGTGTCAAGGAACGTATTCCAAAAATCAAGAAAATATATCTTGTATCATGCTTCGATGGAATGCGTAACTCTGAATGCATTGATGGTATTGAACTTATTATTCCGAATCAACTTCATGTGAAACGGCCAATTGGTATTTCCAGAGTTGAGAAAAAGAAAAATGGGTATGCCATTAGTGCAACAGCTTCAAAATTCTTCTTGGCTACTTCTAGTATTACTGGTTTCTTCTTTGGTATCTCCGCTTATAAAGATACTCTCGGCATCAAAGGAGCAGCAAAAGAGATGTTCAAAGTCTCCAAGAAGATCTGGACCGATTACATCTTCGAGAACTGATCTCCAAATATAGATATATGGAGGCTGGGCAAAAAACATTTGAGGAGCATAAGCTCCTCATTTTTTTATATAAAATTATAGTAGGAGGACAGTATCCTCCTACCAGGTATAATGAGTATAATAAAAAATGAGGCAAATCAAAATAAATCGTTTATTCCTTCAATGATTTCTCTACTAACAGCAGTTTCTAAGCTAAGATTTATGGTATCTCCCAATCTTGTCTTCATAGTTACCATATGAGACATTGGTTCAAAGGAAACCGACTCATATAGCACATCAAACGTATTAAGAACTGCTCTAATGTTTGAAGATTCATTTATGATGAAATCATTTATTTGTTTCTGAGTCATGGGAATTGTAAAAGATGTATCACCAAATACATCATTACCAGATTCCATTAATCGTTTTATTTCCGGTTCTTTTTTGGCAAAGAACTCAGTTGGTACACGAATAGGTTCATCTCCAGCAGCTTCAGATGTGATTAGCTTGTTTGTATATGCTTGTTTATGAGATGGGAAATATACACGATCATAAGTTATAATCTGTAGATTCTTTACAATCGCTTTACCATTCTCATTTATAAGAGAACCCAAAGCTCTAAGAGAGAAAGAAGGGCGTTGTCCATCTTTAAGATCAGCATTGAATGACTTTCCTAGCTCATTATTAGTACCACGGAAATGAGCCATTACATTATCCCCATCCATCCAGAGCTTTTGATACCAAACCTGTTCATTGCGTGGATCTATCTTAGACTGACGAGCAAGGGATTTATCCAATGGATGTCCTGCTTCTCCTTTAAAATTGCCTGTTGTAACCAGCTCTTGAGTTCTTGCAGAGTTAATTCCAATTGCAAGCTCTTCTGTTGGGTAATATCTTCTATTACGATTCTGATCGTTGCCTGTCTGTATTATACCTTCTGCTATGATAAACCCATTATTTTTATTTTCTGCAATTGGTTTAAATTCTACTTCGCCATGTACGGCTTCGCAGATTATATTGCCCATTATTACATTATTAGTATTCACGATGCACACCCTCTCATCCAAATTTTTACTACGATGTTTCAGTATATAAGACCTAGAGGTTACCCTCTAGGCCCGAATTCGTATTAACGACGTTTGCGATGACGTTTACGACGAGTAGCTGTTCCAGTAGTAGAATCCGTTTCTTCATCTTCTACTACCTCTTCTTCCTCAATAGCTTTCTCTTCTTCTGCTACAGCTTCTTCCTGATCTTTCTCTGTAGGAGCATCTGGTGTAGAGAAACCCATAGCCTTTGCATTAATAGCATCAGGATCAAGAACTTTCTTTGACTGAACTGGAGAAGTAGCAACTTGCTCTACAACTTCTTTCTCTGTCTCAACAACTGGTTTTGGATCATCAATAACCTGCGTTGGAGGCTGAAACTCTGCCGCATCAAGACCTTCTTCATGGCGCTTAACATCATCTTTTGTAACGTTCTCAATCTTAACGTTATCTGGATCTATTTTGGTCACAATCTTATCATCTGGATCAGCAGCATTTGGACCATTGTAAATATTGTAGTTAGCAAAATCCAATGGAATGCGGCTACCATCTTTCATGACTTCGCTAACCTTAGCCTTATTCTCTAGAGCAATGCGAATAATGTTCATATCTGCGATAACATTGAAGCAATTGCCAGAGAATGGAGAGCGGTTTACGTGGAAAGGACGATAGCAACGGATGTCTACCATCTTTTTGTCAACGAATTTCATTTCATCCATTCTTCAAATCTCCTTTTTGCATTAAATAATTTACATATAGGTCTTACTCGTCATCTTCTACAAGAAGATCTCCTATGCAACATTCATCCATAGGATCAAGACAAGAAATCTCTAGATCTTCATCCATATCTATATCTTCATCTACAATGAAATTCCCTGGCAGCTCTATATAATCTTCGTCAAAGCCGCCTTCCCTCATCTTGTCGTAGTCAATCATAATAATTACTCCTCATATGGTTGTGGGAACATTGGAGACACATCTTCTTCAAAATCATATTCAAGAGTGCCTTCATTAAACCCTGTGATCAAATCTATTGTTGCATCTTCCAAATCATTTTGCATTAATTTGCTAGTATTATCTTCTCTTATGCAATGGAGAAGATAGGAGTCTACTTCCTGTGTCATACAAAAACCTCCTATATACAGATTATTAGACTGTTCTCATTTTCCTGTCATATAACATACTGGACATACTTCTCCATTAGATTCATCAGAAGATTTAGTAGTGAGTTCATCAATATAACCCTGGATACAGAACATGAGAATTGGTAACTCATAAAACAGAGTCTTAGTTCTTGCATACTGAATTGTTTCGAGGGAATCCAATTCTGCATTAGTTATGTTTATATCCTCCCCATTAATGTAATCAATGATGATATTTCTATATAGAGGGAGAGTAATATCTTCTTCATCATATGGCTTGTTATTAACAATTCTATCAAATAGATCCATATCTAAGATATTGATAGGATTATTCATATCTCTATTTTGTGCTAGTACAGACATTTCAAAATAGTCCTCTAGTCTATACATGAGAAGGCTATTATTATCACATACTGGAATAGGCCAAGCAGAATTAAGAACTAGCTCTGGATTTCCATCTTCAAAATTCTTAAATATAGTTTTGGAATACTCAAGAGCAAATGTAGATGATCTGAAAGTAGCCTGGGATAGATAGAGATATTCTCCGTTATAACTGTCGAAAAGATTATTTCTTATACAAAATTCAACAAGATATGGATCATAAATCAGGAATTCTCCATGATTATATGGATATACGAGATTCTGTACATTTTTCCTGTAGAACATGTTTAGATAATATTCTTTCATCTGGTCTAGAAGATTAGAAAGAGATGATACTAGTTTTCCATCTTCATCAGAAAGAATACAAGCATAGTTGGTCCCTACATTTGCTGGATAAAAGTTAAATGTCTTTACAGTATGGCGAAGAAGCCACGTGTATCTCTCATCTTTAACCTGATCCAATTTATAGGATATCTTATAGAAATTTGCACCAGTCTCTAATGTGTCTATAGTAGCAGAAGTAACTCTGAACAGAATAGGATTATCCTTTAGATAATCTATCATGAAGTAATCATTGGCAATAGGAATCAAAGTATTAGGAAGAACATATGCTTCTCCCTCTATAGGAGAAGATTCAGGACCAAACTCTGATACCTGAACGTCTACTGCCATTCTAGAGATTCCGTATAAATAGAATCCATTTACTCTATTATATCTTGTAGGATCTTCTTCTGATAACTGATCATAATTCTGTTGAGTACCTTGATCCCATGTACTCATCGTAGAATTAGTATTCCAATAAGTTACTTTAGTTGGTTTCTTATCAGTAAATTTGTAATATGGATTTTGGGCTAATCTATTCTGATAAGATTCAGTCAAGTTACTAATAGTATCACTGTAAGAGGTAGTATTAGAAAACGAGCCCATTTAATTTCACCTCTCCTCGTTTAAATAAACTTATGTTGATGTCGTAGGGGATAAATACGGATAAATATATACTATAATTGTGTAAAAATAAAAGGAGGAGATTACTTATGCTGGATATCTACAGACCTTATGAATGGAGCGATGGACCATATCTTTTGTACAGACAAGAGTGGTCAAAGTTTATGAAATCTCTTACTAGGAGGCAAAAAGCTGCAATCAATAGCGACAGATTTACTCATCAAGACACCTTAAAACTCCTTGGTATTGAATCTCATTTCAATACCAATTGGAGATATTGGAAAGCTGATAAAACAAGAGACTCTGCGCCTGGAAATGAATCCAACACTTGCGGTCTTCGTATGATGCGCTGGATCCAGGAGCATATCGGAGAATCGAAGAAGAAGTATGCAATCAAAGATGCATACAGAGATCGTGACAAAGCAAAAAATGCCATTAAAATCTTGGAAAAAATGGATACACATTCAGAATATGATCGCGATGATCGTGTGGATGCTTCATATCTTGCTGAGTTGCTTGGCATTTCAATGAATGAACTTGAGAGGCTCTTCAAGAAATATGGAGACACCTCTCGCTCCATAGCTGTCTATGATGATAGCTGTGGAATCGGTGGAGGGCATCACACTTATGCCGGTTGGACAACCAAAATCTTCACGGCAGTGTCTTTCATAAAGACTATTCTTAAAATGTATGACGTGCAGGAAGTCAAGTCCTGACAAGAAACACGCCATACAAATATCGCAGAGCCGTCTCCCATGAGGCGGTTCTTTTTTTATCTTAGAAAAGATGACTTAAGGTTAAAGGAGGGATATGATGGTATCTTTGTATTTCATTGGGTTATTTTGGTTATTGTTTGCCCACTGTATGGCAGACTTTGCTTTTCAATCTGGTTTTATTGCCGAATATAAATCTAAAGATCTTTGGGTGTTAGTTGTTCATTGTATCATCTATACAGGATGTGTAATGTTTGCCGCTGTT